TTAGGTACGTCTTTAAGTGTTTTAAGTTTGCCTTGTAAGTCTTGTAATTTGTCAACTGTATCAGCGACTTGTTTAATTAGATTACCTGCTACTTCGTATGCTCGTGGGTGTTGACTTTCGTTTGCAATATCAAGTATGCCTTGTATTGCGTCTTGTCCTCGTTCTATAAGATTGTAGTAATTTTCCCTGCTGTATTTGTAGTCGTTATCAACGTCTTCTTTTTCTTTATCTTCCAACCTAGGAACAGGTGGAGTAAATTCTTTTTTAACAACGGCTTTAGTTGCAGGTTTATTATCCGTTGAGATACCTAAGGCTTCGTTTATTTTGTCGTCTATAGTCATAATTATGCGTCACTATCAGTTGACGGATTATAGTTTTTAGAATCCGTATAGTTTGTTATAGTTGTTGTAAATCCAAAATCATCATCAGCGTCAGCAGTAGTAGGATTAGGGACTACTACAATTCTTTCTTCTCTTTTAGAACCAGTCGCTGTATCAGTATATATATCTGCCTGTGTTTCTTTGATTACCTTACCAGAATAAACGGGACCGTATAGATATGTTTTTGCTGTAAATCCTAAAGTGTAATTTACTGCTCGTCTTGTTGTAAATGCACCATCATAAGTGTCTTCATAATTAACACTATTTAATGTAATAGGAACATCTCTTTTAATTCCCATTTCAGGTATTGCATTTATTGTAACCGTATAGTCAGGTTGAAAGTATGGTAAAATCTGTTCTACAATCTGTAACCCACCTTCAGCAGTTGCTGTAAAAGAATATAAATTAAAACTTATATTATAAGGTACAGGATTATATTGATAGTATTGTTTGTTTGCGTCTGTCGTATTTACATTTTTAAACTTACCTACTCTTTGTAATTTACGAGAAGCGTCATAACTAATACCTGATATTTCAAAACCCATACGAGGTAATGAAACGGCCATCTCTCTTTGATCTAGGTTAGGTTGTTGTTCTAATCTAACTAAAAACTTTTCTTTAGGCGAATAAGATAGTGGAACTTTTAATCTTTGTAATACAGAACCATCTGTCTTTGTTCTATGAATAATAATATTATTAAATATTGTACCAAATGCAACAACGACTTTTCTCAAACTCTCGTGGTAAAACCTTCTTCCAAACATTATAAACTCTCCTCATCTACTTCACCAAAAGGGTTTCTTTCTGTAAAGTCTAATATATCATCATCGGTTGAAGATGTTCCAAATCCTGCGTCTGCTTCGTATGTAGCGTTATCAGCATAATCTCTTGTTTGTGTTGCAAGATTGATAGGACTAAATGATTCTAACATCAAGTAGTTGTAGTTTTTCAATATTAAATCTGAATCTTCTAACATTATACCTGTGCCATCTTCTTGTACTAATTGACTTTGTAATTGGTCAATTGATAATCTATCTTCAGCAATATCAATTCCAGGTCTGCCTGTATTAAGTTTCTCACTAGAATATTCCCATCTAGTACATCTCATTTTATAAACAGGTAAATTGCCTAGTTGAAAGAATGGTTCCTGATCTTCTACGAATTGTATCTCAAAAAAACTATTCATTAAAGGCACATAGATTACATCGCCTTCGTTAGGTCGGCCTGATATAATAGTTGTTGCTTTATTATCAACCATCATCTGCCATCTTCGTTTAGAGATTACAAATGTTGTATCTTCTCTAATTTCTAAACCAAATTTAGATACTAATTCTTGTTCGCCAGCAAAACCTTCAGTAGTCTCCATATACATCTCAAGCATATGCGAGTCGTCAAATTTAGATAAGGTGTCTTCACCTAATACTAAATCTTTATTGACTAATGTTCGTGGTAAATAGAAGTTATCTAGGCCGTAGATTTTAAGACTTTCTATGATAAGGTCTTCGTATAGAAGTTTCTCACTATCTCTATCTTGGCCTATACCGTTACCACCTTGAAAATAATGATTTACTGGCATAGTTTTATCCTATCATATAAGTGACTGGCGTTTCGTAAGTGCCTCTTATTTCGGTCTCTAATTTTTCTATATCTGTTTGTGCTTCTTGGAATAATTGTTGACCGTTTAAAGTCACACCACCTAACATTGTGACGCCATTAAATTTTGATAAATTTGCACCCCATTGTTTTTTAAATAATGCTGTGACATATCTCTTTAAGTATATATCGTTATATACATCGGTCATTTGTTCTGGATCTAATTTTCTAAAACATTCAATAACAAGATGTTCGCCAACAGTTATATCATTTTTCCAATCCATATCAATGTATAATCTATTGTTGTATTGATTAAATCTAGTTGGTTTTTCACCGACTAGTATATGATCTAAAAAATCTAAATGTCTTAATACCATATCATAGTGTATAATACTTGTAGATGAAAAATCATACAAGTCATTTAATCTTAATTGGTATCTAATATCAAATAAGTTTTGATTACCTCTATTTGATAATGGGAATATTCTTGTGACAGCTAATACGTGTTCAGGACAAATAATATAATTAGGTTGTTCTTTCCAAGGTGTTGTAACCGTATTTTGAATTGTAGCCTCTATTGGTAATCCTGCTGGTGCTGTTGAAAGTGTAAGTGTTGTGCCTGATACTTGAAAGTCAGCATTTCTACTCATTTCTGTACCATTTATTTTAACTGTCAATGCATTTATATTATCAGGTGCTGTACCTAATGTAAATTGTGTAGTTGATCCGTCACCTGTGAAATTGGTGACTACTTTAGAAGCGTTCTTACTTGAATCTTGTGCCTGGACGTCTGTAGTTATTCTATCTACGTCTGCTTGAGTGACTTGGTATTTTAGATATGTTCTCTCAACACCATCATAGTGATATTGTGCAAAGTATTGAAGTGCCTCATCTAGTCTATCTTCTAGTTGATCATCATCTACATTTATCTCTAATACTGGTTTACCTAGTATTCTTAAAGCGTATTGTTTTAATTCTTCTCTACTTGCTGGGTTGGCCATATCTATCCTTTCTTACTATTTATACCAGTAAGGACATACACCTTACCTATTGATAGGATTACGATTATGTTTGATTAACTTGCGTTACCAACAATTGTTTTTACAGCAGATCCAGATGAATTAAGTATCTGTAAGGTTACAGCACTTGAAAACATTGATGAAGTAATACCTGAAATAGTATTATTACCTGCAACAATAGTCTTGTTAGTTAGAGTTTTTGTGTTGTCTGTTGAAATTATATCAGAACCACCCAATGTAGCAGTAGTTGCTTCTAAATTTGCAACTATTGTAGCAACAGCATAACCAGTACCACTAGTATTTACAGTTGTTGTAGGTGCAGCCTGATTATCTTTAAATAGTTTCCATTTACCATCACCAGCGTCCCTAAAGAAACCACCGTAAAGGTCTTGTGATCCAGATGTATCATACAATCCATACATACCAATATCAACAGCGTCAGCCGAATTGTTTCCTGTTGCAAGAGCAATTAATGGATCTTCTACTGCCAATGTAGCAGTATTAACCGTAGTCGTATCACCAGAAACAGTTAAGTTTCCAGAAATCGTCACGTTGTTTGGTAATCCAACAGTTATTGTTCCTGAACTTTCAGCAACTTCAATCTCGTTAGTTGTTCCAGCAAAAGTCATTGTTCCGCCTAGAGCAACTGCTGTAGTATTGGAACCATCTGAAACTGTTATACCAGAATTAGTTAATGCACTATTTGGTATAGCAGAAAGTGTGTTAGCACTTCCAGCGATTGATTTGTTTGTAAGTGTATCAGTTGTTGCTTTACCTACAAGTGTATCTGTAGCTGCTGGCATTGTAATTGTATTTGAACCAGAAGCCTGTTGCAATGTTGCAATTACAGGAGTTGTAAGTGTTTTATTTGTAAGGGTTTTTGTCGTAGCGGCAAGATAAGTGTCAAAAGTATCAACCGTTGTTTGACGTATTGTACCACCGTCATTGGTTAAGATACCATCACTACCTGCAACAGCAGTTGTTCCTGCTGATGTATTACCGTCTATAATATTTATTTCTGCAGCCGTTGCTGTGACACCGTCTAATATGTTTAACTCAGCTGCTGTAGAAGTCACACCGTCTAAAATGTTTAATTCTGAAGCAGTTGCTGTGACACCGTCTAATATGTTTAACTCAGCTGCTGTAGATGTGACACCATCTAAAATATTTAATTCTGCAGCCGTTGATGTAATAGCAGTTCCTGCGATCTTTAAAGTAGTTCCGTTAACTTCACCACTTGATCCATAAATTACTGCTTTACTATTTACGATTGTGCCTGCACTTGAACCATCTACTAAATTTAATTCAGCAGCAGTTGAAGTCACGCCATCTAATATGTTTAATTCAGCAGCAGTTGAAGTCACTCCGTCTAATATATTTAATTCTGCAGCCGTTGAAGTCACTCCGTCCAGAATGTTTAATTCTGCAGCCGTTGAAGTCACTCCGTCTAATATGTTTAATTCAGCAGGAGTAGATGTAATTGCTGTTGCACTTGCAACTGCTAAAACTGGAAGAGTACCTGAAACGTTTGGTAAACTTATTGTTCTATCTGCTGTTGGATCAATAGTTGTTAATGTAGTTTCGTGTGCGTCATCTGTTGCACCTTCAAATACAAAACTATTTTGAATACTGATTGTTGTTGAATCTACAGTTGTTGTTGTTCCTGAAACTGTTAAGTTTCCTGATACAGTTAAATTGTCATCAATTGTAACCGTTCCACCTGCTGAGTCAATTGTTAAATTTCCTGATGTTGTATCAATCTCACCTGCAGCCGTTGAACCGATTTTTACGTTTCCAAACGTAGGTGTGATACCTGAACTACCAACCGCGGAACCACCTGCTGTTGAACCATCGTGTAGTCGTAATAAATTATTATCCGTATCTACCGTTAACTCACCTACTGAACCTGTATAGGCAGCGTTCTGAGCAGTAGTACCTCTTCTTAATTGTAATATTGTTGGCATTGTTTGTTCTCTCCCTTACTTACAAATTCTTTTACTATTTATAATATTTATACACTCGGGACATACCCAAAGTCAACAACGCCTGTAGCGGCCACAATTGTTGACATATCAAGTTTTCTAAATTTTCTGTGTTGTAAATCAAATACAGTTTCATTCAAAGAAACAGCGAAATGATCCACTGGAGTGTTATTTACTGAAACCTCAGTCTGTGCTAAATCTATCGTTTTTACGCCTGAACTATCTAACGATATTGCCTCTAATTCTTCAAACTTACTTTCCGTTGTCGGTTGTATTACTTGTTTGATACTATTTCCTATATAAGGCATTGTTTATTACTCCGAGATTGCATCCACAACACTTACTATTACATCACAAGAGCTTGCAGTATCAGATACCACTTTTAATACATCGCCACTTTTTGCGACATATTTTGCTCCTCCATCTATAACTTGAAGTGCTTGTCCGTTAATTATTGGTGCATTTTTTATTAAATACACATCATTTGAAGAATCTGCGTCATTTAATATAACATCTACTTTTATCTCACTAGAGGTTACATTTGCCAAGGCGATACCCACTATTGTATCATAAGAATCAGCTGTGAATAAAGTCACTGCTGATGTCCCCACTTGTCTTGCTACATATCTTCTAAAATTTTGTGCCATAAATCTTCTTTCTTATATTTATAAGGCAATTGCCATCGCAACAGCAAATCCTCTTGTTGCAACTACGCCTGTTTCATTTGGTAATGTTAGTGTTCTATCTGCTGTTGGGTCTTCTACTGTTAATGTAGTTTCGTGTGCGTCTGCTGTTGCACCCTCAAATATGATGTTTTCATTAACAGATAATTGAGTGCCTGAAATTGCACCACTAAATGTTCCTGTTGTTGCTGTAATTCCTGCGTTAAATGTTGCAGCCCCAGCTTCTGACATATCAAAAGTAAGAGCAGTTATTTCAGATCCACCATCGTTACCTTTGATTTTAAAGTCTTTATCTGACACAGCAGATTTCATAATTAAATCTGTTGAGTCGTTTGTTATTCTTCCAAATTCTGTTCCGCCATCTAAAAATTTAATATCACCACCGTCTGCGTCTAAATTAACATCGCCAACAGCGTCTAAAGTAATATCAGAACCTGAATCTATTTCTGCAATAACTGGCATTAACAAAGTTTTGTTTTCAAGTGTTAATGAATTACTATCAGTTGCAACCGTACCATCTATTGCAAAGGTTACGGTCTGACCAGAGTGAGTTGTATTAATACCTGTGCCACCAGTAAATGTTAAAGTTTGTGAATCTAAATCAACAGATCCTGTGCCTGCTGTTCCTGTTCTAAAATCTAAATCTTGTGCTGTGACTTGACTATCTACATATGCCTTAACAGATTGTTGAGTGACCCCTAGTGTTGCACTATCAGAAGCCATATCATCTTCATCAGCAATTCCTGTTATTGTTGCACCAGAAGCACCTGTAAATGAAGCAGCAGTTGCGTTTGCAGGGAAAGTTAAGTTTCCTGAACCATCACCTGAAATCCAAGTTGTAGTTGTTGTACCATCATAACCAGCAATTTTTAAAGTTCTTGTGCTATCAACAGCAGCAGCGTCAATATAATGACCAATCATTACATTACCAGAACCAGTAGTTAAATTATCAGCTGTTTGTACCCCTAATCCAATGTTATAATTTCCTGTGACATTTGGTATTGCACCACGACCAAAACCTGTGTTATAATTACCTTGGTTACTTCCACCTGCTTGATATCCAACAAATGTATTATAAGATTGTAATCCTGCACCAGAGTGAGCAGCCGCATAAGAACCTATAGCAATGTTTTGTGTTCCTGCAGTTAGTCCTCTTAAAGTATCATGCCCAATGGCAACGTTGTCATCACCAGAAGTTATTTTTTCTAAGGCGTCATCCATTATACCAAGGTTTCTTTCAGAAGCACTTAAAGTGCCTGTGTCGTTACCTGTATTAATTAATAAACTATTTGTAAAATCAGTACCACCAATTTTTATCCAATCACCTGTAGGTGAATTAATAACTGGCGATGTTAATGTCTTGTTAGTTAAAGTTTGTGTTCCTGCTAATGTAGCAACCGTTGAATCTATAGCAATTGTAAGTGTAGTACCTGTAGCACTTGAGTCTATTCCAGTACCACCAGAAACCGTTAACGTTTCTGATCCTAAAGCAACGTCAATTGTTCCAGAGTCTGTAGTTAAATCTAAATCTGAAGCAGTTAATTGTGCGTCAACATATGCTTTGATTGATTGTTGAGTTGCAAGTGATGTGGCACTATTACTTGACATATTGTCTTCATCAGCAATAGCAGTAATACCATCTAATAAGTTAATTTCTGTTGCAGTTGCTGTGACACCATCTAAAATATTTAATTCAGCAGCAGTTGAAGTCACGCCATCTAAAATGTTTAACTCAGCCGCTGTTGAAGTCACTCCATCTAAAATGTTTAACTCGGCAGCAGTTGAAGTCACGCCATCTAATATATTTAATTCAGCAGTTGTTGCTGTGACACCATCTAATAAGTTAATTTCTGTAGCAGTTGCTGTGACTGCAACATCTTCATTTATTTTAGGAGATGTTAAAGTTTTGTTTGTTAAAGTGACCGTATTTGTTAATGTAGCAAAAGAGTCATCTGTTAATGCAGTATTAAATTCAGCAGTTGTTCCTGAAATAGTATTATTGCCAAGTGTTAATGTTTTGTTTGTAACCGTTTTAGTATTAGAAGTTGATAATATATCAGCACCACCTAATGTAGCAGTAGTTGCCTCTATATTTGCAACAAGTGTTCCTAATGTAATAGTTAGATTACCTGTAGTTGCACCAGTAAATGAACCAGTACCTAATGTAAATTTATCTTCCGATTCATCAAATCCGATAAATGCGTTATCTGAACTACCTCTTTCAATAACTAAACCAGCGTCATTAGCAGGTGTTCCTGAAGTGCCATTTGCTAATTCTATTAATGTATCTGATATGACTGAATTAGTTGAAGCAAGTGTTGTAGTTGTTCCATTAACAGTTAGATTACCTGTAATAGTAGCGTCGCCAGCAACAGCTAGGCCTGTACTATTTAATAATTGTAATTCGTTTGATCTTAATCTTGCTGTGACTGTTTGAGCACCACCTTTAATATTTGAAAATTCTATAATACCATCTTCAGTTCCGTCTGAAGCGTCAAGTATTTTACCAGTAATTTTAGAGTATGTAATCTCTTGGTCGGCGTCATTTTCACCTTTAAATTTAATCTGACCTAGATAATCTGAATCAGCAGGTGACGCTGAGTTTCGTTTAAATCCTATAACAGGTGCAGCTGTAGATGAGTTTTCATCTGTTGTTATTAATACGGTATCATCTGTTGTTGTTGAAACTACGTGTAATGTTTTTCCAGGTGATGTTGTTCCTATACCTACTCTATTGTTAGATGTATCAACATATAAAGTACCTGAATCAACATTTACATCGCCAGAAAATTCTCCTGTCGTTGCAACAACGCCAGCATTAAATGTTGCCTTACCAGCAGCAGACATATCAAGTGTTAGAGCAGTAATTTCTGAATTACTATCAACACCTAAAAATCTTATATCTTTATCGTTTGTTGCAGATTTAATATTTAAGTTTGTGCCAGAGTTTGTAAATCTACCAAATTCTGTTCCGCCATCTGATAGTATAATATCAGCACCATCAGCGTCTAGTGTTATATCGCCAGCACTATCTAATGTAATTGTAGAACCATCTATTTCTTCTATAGTAGGTGTTGTAAGTGTCTTATTAGTTAAAGTCTGTGTGCCTGTTAATGTTGCAACCGTTGAATCAATAGCAAGGGTTACAGTTGTACCTGTTGCACTTGAATCTAATCCAGTTCCACCAGCGATTGTCAATGTTTCTGAATCTAAATCAACATCTATTGTTCCAGAGTCAGACGTAATGTCCATATCTTGTGATGTTAATTGATTGTCAACATATGCCTTAATACTTTGTTGAGTTGCAAGATGAGTTGAACTGTCTGAAGCCATATCGTCTTCATTTTTGACAGCCGTTCCTATTACTGTGCCATTTATTGTTGGACTTGTTATTACAGGTGATGTTAAAATTTTGTTTGTTAATGTAGTAGCATTATCTTCTAACACTACTGTACCAGTTGCATTAGGTAAAGTAATTGTTCTATCAGCAGTTGGATCAGTAACCGTTAATGTTGTTTCATTTCCGTCAGCAGTTGAACCTTCAAATA